ATTCTCTATACCAAAAACGCTTCTAGAGAACTTGTTTTTTCAGGAGACCATCCAATTACTTTTAATATTTCGTTCAGAGGTCCCCTAAAAGATTTTTCAAATTGTTTATCATAATCAATATATTCATTTAAACCCAACTCTTCAGGCAATCCTTCCATCATTGCTATAACACCATCTCTAATTGGATTTGGTTCTTTCAAATAAACGAACTTAATCTTTTCCCCTTCTTGAATAAGAGGATATTTATTTTGTAAATTCTTCTGTTTCAAAAAATGATTATACAAACGTGTTGCTTTTACATGCACTGGTGTTCCTTTAGCATACAATTTTGTTCCGCCATTATATTTTTCAATCCCTTTAACGGATCTAGGGAACGCAATATTTTCAATAGGTTCTTTTTCAAACTGTTCTCTAAAATTTGCAATAAATTTTTGTATAGCTTCTTCATCTTGATTAATAATAATATCAAAAGACTTTTTTAATTTATCTCTACAAGATGTTGGTGTTGATGATTTAACAGATTCAATACCCATAACCTTAATTCGAGGGTTTGCATATCTAACACCTTCATTATCATGAACATTAAGAATATAATGTTTCTTTCCTGTCCAAATACCTTTATCAGCAAGGATCTCTCTTTTCATAAACATCTTCTGATCATAAGCATTCATATAATTTGCTAGATCTGTATATCCGCTATCAATTACTCCTTGAAGTTTTTCCTCACATACTTTATCTAGAAAATTTATTACTTTAGTTGTATCTGGATTTTCAGGAAATACTTTTTTTACTAAACTTTCTAAAGTAATATAGAGGGAGTCAGTATCCGATGCAAGAACATAATCTTCCTCTTCTGTCTCCATAACCTGATTGAGATAATCATTGACCACTGTTTCTGCCCAACGAATACTGAGCTGTCCTCCCAATGTAATAGCTTCAGATATTCTTAAATCAAAAAATCGGAAATACGGATTTCCAAAAGCACCATAAACACTGTTAAGCATTAATTTCATAGCGGTTTGTTTATTACCAAATGAATCTGCTTCTTTTTTTAATTTTTCTATCTCATCCGGATCAGTTTCTTTTTCTAATTTTTTCTTAGCCGCGATTTCCTTCTTTTTAAAGATTACTCTATTATTATATTTTTCCTGCATTATCCTTGGTAAAAATCCTTGCGTGTCTTTTCGAAATCCTTGTCCGTTGGGAGCAATAATGATATCTTTATCATAATATTTGTTTAAATCAACTTGCTTATTTAATAAATAATCAACCCGACACGACTCCGTAATGCCTGTTAAAATTGTATCGGGACTAACATTATATTGCATGATTAAATGAGGATATAGACTATTTAAATCAAAGCTAACAACCCAATTATGTAATCCTGTTTGAACTTCTTTTACATATGCTCCAACATATGCTGAATTTTTTGTATGATCTTTCTTGGGTGGAACTATTATATTTCTATTCATTAAATCATTCGCGAGAATAACCTCCCACATCATTACCATTCCAAATGTATCTTGAAAATTTACCTTAGCCTCATAAGCTAACGCAACCACCATTTCTATCAATTTTTTCTTTTCTTCCAATCGTTCTACAAGCTGAGCATCTTTAATATTATAATCAATAAACAATTGATAATTCTCTTTATATAATGTATAAAGATTTCCATACTCTTCAAACGATAATTTTCTTTCTCCTAATTCAACAGAAGCAATATAATCTAATCTATAACTTTCCGCCGGCGGAGAATTTCTTCTATATACGTCGATATAATCAATTACAGATATTCCAATAAGATCATGAAAAATTGTTTCTCTACCTCTGAAAGTTGTTGAACGTTCATTAACCAATCTCCAAGGTGATAATCTTTTAACAGCCTTATTATCAAACAATCTAGAAATTCTATTAACCAAATATGGAATATCAAAACCCTGAATATTCCACCCTGTAACTATATCAGGAGCTAACTTTTCCCAAAAAGAAAGAAATTCTTGAACTAAATGATTTTCATCAGCGCAGTGAAAATATTTAACACTCGGATTAGTATTATTATAATCGCCGCAACCAAATACAAAATATTTTTCATTTGCTCCAACAGTGATGGCTTGAATTTCTTCAGTGGCTGAAACTGGATCTGGAAAACCATGTTCTGAAGCAACCTCAATATCAATACTTGCGACTATGAGTTGTAAAAAGTCATAATCAATACCTCTATCTTTGGGATACTCTTCGTAAATATAATTATATCTCCAAGCAGTCATTCCATAAATTTGAAAGTTTTCTACCCCGTCATATTTTCGAATAAATTCTCTTGTTTCTTTTATTGTACCCGGTTTGATGGGTGATAAAGATTTTCCATCAATAGTTGAATAATTTGATTTTTCTTTTGCGGGGATAAAAACTGTGGGATGATATTCAATGCGATCATCAAAACGTTGACCGTCTACATAACCTCTCACTAAAACATGATCACCGATTTGGTGTACATTTGTATAAAATTTCATTTATCAAAATAATTGTATTCCACATCGTGCCCATAAGATTTTAATTTCTTATAGCACCATAATATTTGATCATCTACCCAACTTCTGGACATATATGCTCCAATAAAATATAGAAATTGGAGATATACCAAAAGTGGAAATATCAATAATCGTTTCATTGAATCAGTCCATTTTTATATACTGTTTTTCCTTTTATTCTCAGGGCTGTATTAATTTTTCCGCGGTTTTGACCATTTGTTTTATATGAACAGTGGACCCATCCGCTGCTAGGTACGCCTTGAGTATAAAATTCTAAAATTAATTGATCAAATTCTAAATTTTCTTTAATCCAGCGTGATAATTTATAATTACCTATTCTGGAACTTTCAAAATCAGCTGCTTCTCCAAAACAATGTTGACTAGTTTTAGATCCACCAACTGCTTTGTTTAAAGCCGGTCCTCTATAACCACTATTAATTCGAACTGGCCCGAATTCATCTCTTACCGGTTGTAAAATATGATTTGCAACGTTAGTAAGGTTAATCAGAATTTGATCATCTTCTGGCCAATTATTCAATCCCATTCTTTCTGCTGTTGAACTTTTCACTAATTCAGGAAGAGTAAAATTAGGAGATACCCTAATATCCTCTTCTGTTTTTAATATTGATTTCATTCTATAATCCTAAAAGAGGGTTAGTTATGAGCATATTTCTATATAGCATATTTATAACACACCCTCTTATAAAATTTACGAAAATTATTTCGTAACAATTGGGATCTGTCTAGATTTCTTATCCTCAGGAATAACTCTTTCTAAGGTGATAATTAACATTCCGCTAGTCATTTCCGCGCTGTTAACTATCATATCATCAGATAAAGTCCAGGACCTCTTAAATGAGCGCCGGGCAATACCCTGATGAAGATAATCTTCTTCAGATTTTTCTGTATCACTGCTAACAGTTAATACCTTATCCTCAACATGTACCTTAATATCTTTTTCGCTGAGTCCTGCAACTGCTAACTCTATTATATAATGTTCTCCATCTTTTTTCAAGTTATAAGGTGGATAACCAGAAGATTGGTTTTGTTGATTACATTCAAAAAGTCTATCAAACATTGAATCAAATCCAACGGATAATCCTAATGCTTGTTCAAATTGTTTGTGGGTGGGGAATACAGAAAGTGCGTTAGTCGTTAACATATGTCCTCCTTCTTTAAGCAAAGACGTTTAGTAAAAACATTAAGAATCCTTACGCAAGCAATTCCTAATGATATGAAAAGAAAAGGTCAAGAATTAATCTCTCCAACCTTCTCCGGCTATAAAATGCCCAAATCTGTGTTTGAGCACTATCCATATTAAATGTAATATGGAATTGGCACTATACACTCCGACCTCGTCGAATTCAATAGTACCTTTTTTGGGATCAGTTAAAACTTCTTCGTATATTTCTAAGTCGTAACTGTGCCCTAAAACTTTAAATCTACTCATTTGCCAGTACTCCCAAAACCACCTGTTCGGCTGGTTTTTTGTTTAGGAGGCGAGCTAATTTCTTCGATATTATATTGTTGTAATCGCACAAGTTCGCCCTGTGCAATTCTATCATTGTTATTTATAACAATTGATTGAACGTCTGATAAGTTTATTACAGGAATCATTAACGGATCGATATAATCAAAATCAATCACTCCTTCACAATTAATAAAACTCATACCTTGTTTAATCGCAGTGCCAGATCTTGGATGTATTCTTACTGAATATCCCGCTGGAATATCTAAAATTATCCCTGTAGGAACAAGGACTCTTTGAAAAGGATGTATTACTATATTCTTATCATGTCTTTCAATAAATTTTTTCCTATCGTCATTCCAAAATTTACATCCTATTTCAGGAGTATAATAAGCATGTATATCAAAACATGCAGAGCCTCGTGTTGAAAATGTTGGAAGGGTTACGTCGGGATATATTTTATGAGCTTTCAAACTTAGTGTCGTCATTCTTTTTATTACCTATATTATATTTCGCAACTAGTTCCCATTCATCTTTAAGCTTAAAAGATATAATCTTTAATTGATTA